ATTGGTAGATCGCAGCGTGGCAATGCTGTTTGGGCAAGAGCCGGCGTTCGACCTGCCTGGTGAATCAGACGCGCCGGCGCAGCAATACATTGACGCAGTATGGCGGGCTAACCGGAAGGTGCAGTTGTTGAAACGCGCGGCTGTTTATGGCGCCGAAAGTGGCACTTGCTATGTCAAGATATTGCCGGACGGAGCGATCTCGAAAGATGGCAAGCTTATCCCGCGCCTGGTGGTATTGGACCCCGCAACTGTAACAATGGACGCGCTCCCAGAAGATATTGACACGATTTTCCGCTATACCATCGCCTACACGATTACTGATCCAGTAACGGGTAAAGACAAAACGGTCAAGCAGGTGACAGAACATGATGCAGACACTGGTTATTGGAATATTACCGATTCTATCAGCGTCAACGGAAATAAGTTCGAAGTTGTGAATAAGCAGGTCTGGGAGTGGGAATTCGCTCCGATAGTGCACTGGCATAACCTACCGGATGTGGGCAGCGTGTACGGCAGGCCGGATATCACTGATGACTTAATTGACCTGCAGGATAAGATCAACTTCGTTTCATCCAACACCGCGAAAATTATCAAATACCATGCGCACCCACGAACTTGGGGACGTGGCAACCTGAATAACAAAACACAGGTGCAATGGGGTGTTGATGATATGGTCGTTTATAGCGACCCAAATGCCTTAGTCCAGAACCTTGAAATGCAAAGCGATCTAAGTTCATCGCTTAACTTTATCCGCTATTTACGGCAAGCATTGTTTGATGTGAGCAGGGCGGTTGATATTGACTCGATGGCTGACAAACTCGGTTCCCTTACGAACTTCGGCTTGCGCGTCTTATACCAGGATGCTTTGAGCAAGCTGGAAGAGAAACGCGGGCTATATGGCGAAGGGATTGTCGAGATTAACCATCGCCTGCTGGAGCTTGCCGGAGCTGGTAATACCGACGGCGGCGAGGTGGTGTGGCCTGATGTGATGCCTGAGAATGAGAATGAGACTTCAATGGCGCTCAGAACCGATCTCGAGCTTGGCTTAGTTAGCAAACAGACTGCATCCGGAATTAGAGGGTACACGAGGGAAGACGAAGAGGAAAGAATCGCCAATGAAAAAGCCGCCGGGGATAATATCGGAGCCGCATTGATACGGGCGTTCGGGCAAGGGAATGAATAATGCCAACACCGACTGAACTCGCGCAGGAGTTTAAGAGAGCTATTGACCGACAGGATGCGGCTGCATTGATGCGTTTGGCAAAGACTTACCATCAGCTCTACTTGCGGCTAACGCCGAAGCTGGATTCTCTGCTGCTGGCAATCGGGCAACTTGAAGCGCCGTCCAGAGGGCAAGTTATGCGGCTATCGCAATATAAGAACCTGATCAATGCGCAGGAATCGGAGCTCACAAAATACTCTGCATACGTCGAGGTTGAGATCCGCAGCAATGCAATGGCGGGCGTCAATTTGGCCGTAAAGCAAGTTGAATCCTTTTTGAAGGCGGCTGGTTATGCAATGCCACGCAGCTTGCCAACCAATGCAATCTATTCAATGCTCGGCTTCTTGCAGGAAGATTCTCCGCTTTGGAAACGGATCGGAGAGCTCGCTCCTTACAACGCGCAAAAGGTTGCAGACGCTTTGCTGGAAGGCGTTGCGTTTGGTTACAACCCGGCAAAGACCGCGAGAATGTTTGAGAGTGTGATGGGCGGCGGTTTGACGGATGCGATGCGCATGACGCGCACGGCACAGTTATACGCAAGTCGCGAAGCAAGCAGGGCGATGTACGTTGCCAATGAAGACATAGTAAGCGGGTGGATGTGGTACGCATCGCTTGACTCGGATACTTGCATGGCTTGCACGGTTGAGCACGGCACGGTTCATAGCAATGACGAAAGTATGGACTCACATTACAACTGCCGATGTACAAGTATTCCCGTTGTAATCGGCTATAACGACCAGGTGCAGACAGGCACGGACTGGTTCCAGGGCTTGAGCGAAGCAGAGCAGCGAAACATGATGGGCAGTTCTGCTTACGAGGCTTGGAAGGAAGGCAAGTTTGACTTGTCTGATATGGTAACACGGCGGCATGATGACGTGTACGGCGAGATGCTGGCACGCACTCCGCTTGAACAATTGATACAGAAATAATTGGAGGATACCGAGATGGTGGACGAATCGAAAGCGCCTGAGACAGGCACAGAACAACAAGCAGAAACGCAAGTAATTGACAAAGCCGAGACGGTGGAGGAATTGAAAGCGCGACTGGAAGAGGCAGAACGCCGCGCGAAAAACAAGGCGGAGGAAGCCGAGCGTCATTTCAGGAAACTGACAAAGCTCGAACAGGAAGAGGCAAAGCGCAAAGAGGCCGAGATGACCGAAATTGAGCTTGCCAATAAACGGGCGCAGGAACTTGAAGCGAAAGTCAGGCAGCTTGAAATAAGCAGGCTGCAACATGACATTGCCGCGAAAGTGGGATTGCCCGCAATCTATGCTGACAGGTTAAAAGGCGAGACGCCGGAAGAACTGGAAGCTGATGCGAAGCTGCTACTGGACGCGCAACCGAAACAAAAAGCCGCACCCAACTCAGGCGCGACCAATCCAGGTGAGAAGGCGGGCGCCAACGAGACGTGGGCGCAACGCAAACAGCGATTGGAAGGCGCACCACCCAATATTTGGGCTGGAGGCGGAGTGAATTGGGTGGAAAAACCACCCGAAGGAAGGTAATAAATGGCAAACGAATCTACTTATGCTGGCATCGCCGACTTAGTTGCAAATGTATATGATCTTGCGCTCATGGTCGCGCAAGAAGGGAACGCAATTGCTCCCTTTGTCACCAATTTCAGTTCGACTGGATCAGCACCGCGTGTGTTCGGAACATACAGCGGAGGCACTTTTGCCGCAGTTGATGAAGCAACCGACATGAGCCAACAGGCTTTCAACGCAGCCGCATCTGGCACTATCACGCCGGCCACTTATGGCTCGCAGATTTTGCTCACAACTCGTCGAATCAACAGCGACCCTGCTAACGCGCAAGCCGAAGCCGGTCGTTATTTGGGCGAGACCGCAGCCGCGCATATTGACACCAATCTCGCTGGTCTGTTTACCAGCTTCACCGGCGGCACTGTCGGCACTGCTGGTGGAACCCTGACTTGGGCGAACGTTTTGCGCGCTCAGGCGTATCTGCGCACTAACAAGGTTTTTGGTCGTTACGCGGTCGTTTTGCATCCAGTGCAGTGGTACTACCTGACTTCCGCTGCATCCGGCGTTCCAACTTTCATTGACAATCCGAACTTGAAGGAGTCAGTGATCGGCGGATTCTACCAGGCTTCGTTCAGCAACATGGACTTCCTGGTTGACGCCAATATTGCAAGCGGCACCGCTGCTGTGGCTGGCATGTTCGCACAACCGGCTATTGCACTTGACATGCGCCAGCCGTTCACTATCAACCCGCAGTGGAACGCGTCCTACTCTGGTAGCGGCGCATGGGAACTAAACGCCAGCATGGAATACGGCTTCGGCGTTTATCGCCCAACCTACGGCGTCAAGTTGATTGGGACTTCGGTTTAACGACCGATGATTATGGGCAAGGATAGAGCGTATACCTCGACAAGCGGCATGCTCCACCGCTTCCTTGCCCTATCGGAGCGCAAGCTGGAGGCTTGAAAAAGATATGAGAATCAACTGGTTTAGCAATTCACCCGCAGCCTGCACTGGTTACGGCAATCAGACGAAAATCTTTACTCCGCGATTAGCGAAACTGCTTGACAAGGGGCTTTCGATTACAGCATTCTACGGCGTGCAAAGCGGTGTACTGAATATCAACGGTATCAAAGTGTATCCGAGTTTCAAACACCCGTACGGGCAAGATGTTATCGGTGCTCACGCGGTTTGGGATCAAGCAGACGCGGTCATTACATTACTCGATATTTGGGTAGTCCAGTCTGAAAACATTCCGATGCCGTGGTTCCCCTGGTTTCCGATAGACCACGAACCAATGCCGGCGAACGTACTCGCAAAAGCAAGGCAAGCGACTAAGCCGATTGTTATGAGCAAGTTTGGCAAGCGGATGTGCGAAATGGCAGGTCTGGACGCTTGGTACATTCCGCACGCTGTTGATACGAAAGTGTTCAAGCCGTTAGACCGACAAGAATCGCGCGAACACCTGGAATGGCCACAGGATAAATTCATCGTTGGAATGGTCGCAGCGAACAAGGGGAATCCTTCAAGAAAGGCGTTCTATGAGCAAATTGCCGCATTTGCCGCTTTGCATCACGAACACCCCGACACGATGATGTATCTGCATACAGACGCAGGTTTGAACGGCGGTGACGTTGTGAACCTACCGAAATTCATCAACCGAATGGGACTGAAACTTGGCGAGGACGTTGTGTTTTGCGATCCGTATCATTACGGACTTGGCTTCCCTGATGAGTACATGGTTGATGCTTACAACGGAATGGATGTTTTGACTAACGTGGCATTAGGCGAAGGATTTGGTATCCCGATACTGGAAGCGCAGGCTTGCGGAACGCCGGTGATCGTTGGCGACTGGACTTCCATGTCTGAGTTATGTTTTGCCGGTTGGAAGATTGACAAGGCAGAGGCGTTACCGGTCTATCACGACTTCTTTGACGCGTTCCAATGGCAGGCGACCACAGCGGCTATCTATGACCGAATGGAGCAGGCTTACGCGGCGAAGGGTGATTACGATTTGCGCAATCAGGCAAGACGGGGCGCGTTGCCTTACGATGCCGATGATGTGACGAGACAATACTGGAAGCCGGTGCTGAAAGAGATGCAGGAAATGATTAGTCTGAATCCGAAGCCTGAAAAGGTGAATCTATGAAAGCCATTGTGACTTATGGAACAGGGCCTTGCAAGGCGCAGCTTGATATTAGTTTGCCTATATTCAAAGCATTCGCAAAGCGGCACGGGTATGACTTGTTTGTAGCTGCCAAAATAGGGAGGTCGCGTCACCCCGTTTGGTACAAAATCCCGTTGATGA